GTCGTCTGGTCAGGATCAAGCAGCGACGGCATTACTCAAACGCCTTGACGCGCTCGGCCTCGTCGCGCGCCGCATCGACGTAATCCACCGCCGCCTCCAGCGCGCCGCGGAACCGCCCCAGCGCCAGCACCATCTGCCGGTTGGCCTCGCGCTGCACCGCGTCATCGGCAATGATCGCCTTCGTTGTGGCGTCCTCGATCAGCGTGTTGAGCACATCGTTGAAGATCTTGTCCGACAGCAGCCGCTTCGCGCCCTCGGCGGCGATGATCTGGTCAGTGGTCAGTTGGGGCATAGGAGGAACACATGGCGTTGGTGGATGAAATCCAGGCACGCCTGGATAGCTACAAGACCAGAAAACAGCGCAAGCAGCGGATCAGAGAACTAAACCGCATGTTTGATGACGGCTTTGCCACCATGGATGTTGCCATTGAGTTCGGTGCGCTGAAAGCCGGATGCACCGCTCAAGCGATGTCAGACGGTATGCGTCGCATCGTGATGGAGGGAAAACATTCCCTGTATGTCAACATCGATGGCGAGAGGTATCCGCTTCCACAAGAAGTCATCCGCCGCTCGACACCGAATTAACCCCCGGCAACGGCGGGCCGCCCGGTCCGAGTAGCGGCGACATGGCCGCTCGCTGCGTCAGCATGCCGTAGGCGCTCGGTGGCCCGCGCCCGCCGATCAGCGCGCTTTTCACGGCAGCGGCGGTCGCCGGGTCCATCCCGCCGCCCGGCGGCCTTGGCTGCGGCTGTGGCGGCATCATCGGTGGCCGAGGCCCGGCCGGCGGCATCATCGGCGCTGGCGCACCCAGCGGCTTCGGTGGCTGCTGCGGCTGCCCTGTGGCCGGCGGCTGTGGGCTGGTGGGCGCTGGGAGATCGCCCAAAAGTCCCACCGCCGGAGCCTGACTGCGCATCGCCTGGCGGAACTCATCATAACTCGGCGCCGGCGTGCCGAACTGCGCGGCTGCCACCCAGGTCTTGGCCCACGCATCGAGCGCCGCCTTGTCACGCTCGCGGTCATCATCGATCAGCATCTGCGCGCGCTTGGTCTGCTGGTCGGCCCGGTCGTTCTCCACATCCGCCGCCGTCTTGGCCTGCTGCACCTGAGCCAGCAGCATGTCCGTGTTCGGCTGCTGCGGTGCCGGCGGCGGCCTGAACCCCGGTGGCAGCGCCTTGAAGTAGCTGCTCACATCCGAGATGGAGACCGTCTCCAGCATGCGCGCGAGCGTGTTGCGATACTCGGGGATACCGGCGAGCGGATTGTCCATCCCGCCCACCTGCATGATCTGCTCCTGCTTCTGGGCAATCGCCTGCAGCATCGCCAGCCGCTCGTGGGGCATACCCTTCCCCCCCACATTTATGGAGGTCTCCCACATCGTCGCCAGCGCCCGCGGATCGATCGAGATCCACTCACCGCGTATCCGCACCACGTTCGGCCGGTCCTGCTGACGCGCCATCATGCGCAGGATGCCGGCATAGAGCGGTGCCAGGCCGGTCTCGGCCAAGGTCCGCGCCACCATGTCCAAGCGGTCCTGCGCGGCACTGCTCTGCTGGCTCACCGCCACCGGCGAGGTGGACTGCAACTCGTCCACCGTGAGGCCAGCGCTGGCTCTGGTAATGCCGGTGCGGCTTTCCCTGATCGCCTCCAGCACGTCCATCACCGGCAGCGCTTCCTTGCCGGCGAATGGCTTCACCAGTTCCGCCACCGCGCCCTGCTGGGCAACCCGGATGATGCTACCAATCGCCGTCTGGCGTACGTCCGCTAAATTCGCTTGCCCAATGACGACAGCCGTGCGCGGGAACATCGCCTGCCCGAGGCTATCGAGCACCGCACGCATAACGCGGCTTTCCACCCGCTGCAGGTCCATGACCATATCGGCCTGGCTGCTGCCGATAATCCGTCCCGGCTCCCGGTAGGGCGTGAAGCACGCCAATGGGATCTCGTCACAGCGCTCCCACTGCACCAGCGTCGAGGCGTCGCCCAGCATATGCACGTGGATCAGTTCAGCGCGATTGTCGCCGTCGGTGTCGCACCTGATCCAACCCTCGGCATAGCGCACGATGCCCATGCTGCGGTCGTTCGGCGGCGCGCCCTTGATGTTAAAGCCCTGCGCATAATCCCGCGCGATGATCTCCTGGCGCTGCCGGGTGCGCATCATCGTATCGCGGTGCGCCAACACCTTGTCCTCGGGCAGCCCCATCTCGATCAGGTCGGAGGCCGCGACATCCCGCACATGGAACACCGCGCGCGCACCCTCGACGGTGGCAGCGTCAGCGACTACCCAGACGCACTCCGCCGCCACCGCCTCGATCACCGGCCACGATTGTTGGGCGCTGCGGGTGATAGTCGCCGACCAGTACTCCGCCGGGGCGCCCTGCGAGAGATACATCTGCCCGTCCGGCGTCTTGGCCAGCGCCTCCTGCTCGCGCTGCAGCATCGGCCGGCGCACGATGCGCTGCGCCTCGATGCCGGGTTCGGCGAGCAGCATCTGCAACTGCGGCAGCAGCAGCCCCTCGCACACCTCGGTGCGGATTTGCTGCCGCTTGCCCCAGTACCAACGCACCCAGCCGGCCTTGCGGGTCAGCGCATCGAGCAGCGCATCGTGGAGCACCGTCCAGCCCTTATTGGCGGTGAACAGCGCCCAACGGCAGTAATCCGTCGCCTGCCGCGCCAGGGTGGTGGCCAACTGGTCGTTGCCGGTGATCTCAGAGCTTATGGGTTCAAAGCTGACCGGATCTTCCACCGCCGTGAACAACCGCAGCAGCGAGGGCAATGTCTGGCGGATGGTATCGCGCACCACGGTGAGCACGATCTTGGAGCGCCCCTCGGGTAGGCCAGCCTCGGCCTTGCCGGCATAATGCTCAGACGCCTCAATACGTTGCCTGCTCAAGTATTGATCGTAGTTCTGCGCGATCTTGAAGTAATACCGCGCGACGGAGGTAATTTCCTCATCCGTCTTGCCGAGGCGTTCAAAGATGATCTCCTGTTGCCAGGATGCCCCGTCTGGCTTGGCGGCGGGCCGCAACCCTGCCGCATACTTGCGAAGCTGCGCCGGCAGTTGGTCGTCGGTGTCGGCGTCCGCCTCGGTGTCTTTGGGCGGCAGCAGATAGGCCAGCACCTGCTCGGCGCCGAGTTGCATGCCGGCGGGACGCATGCCCTGCGGCACCAGTCCGGGGATTTGCGGCATCGGCGGTGGTCCGGCGAACGACTGCGCCGACGGGCCAAGCAGGCTGCCGGGCGGCATTGGCGGCGGAGCGCCGGGCGGTGGTGGCAGCATGCCGCTCATGGCTCTGTCCCTACATAGGGCCGCATCTCGATGTACGCCTCGATCAGGCAAGCAAGAGACTGTGCCCTCAGCTCATGTTGTTCGTCGGCGAGAAGCTGGCGCACTTTCTTGCGCCGCAGCCGGTTCAGCACCCGCCTCGCCCTTTGCCGCCGAGCCTCACGTGCCTTGGACTCCTCGCGCCGCCGCGCATCGTTTGCGATCTTCTGCTCCAGGGCTTCCTCCGACCACGGCGGATCGCTCAACAGCGCACCCAATTGGCCAGGGCTTAAACCCAGCATCGGCGCCATCAGTCGCCGGGGAGTCTTCTTCTCCCGGAGCCTGACCGCCTCGGCATACAACGCCCGCCGAGCCTCGCGACGCTCAAAACTCCAACCCGCCATGAACATCACACGTAATCCCCTGCCGTGAGGTCCATGCGCATCGCGCGGTTGTCGTGCAGGCCACTCGTCATGCCACTGGCTATGCCAAGCCCCTGCTCGGCGAAGGTCAGGTTCAGCGCATCGGCGGCATCGGGCGACGCCAGCCCGCGCGCCCGCATCAGGTTCTTGCTCTCCACCTGCAGCCGCCCATCGCTCAGGAACGAATACCGGGGCGCCACCAGGTCGGCACGCAACTCATCATCACGCGGCAACCGCACCGCCCGCGTCTCCAGCCATTCCCGGCACCTGACCCACAACTCATCTCTGAGCCGCGCATATCTGCCCGTCGTGCTCGCCACCTCGGCCACGTTCACCCCGAGGATGGGCAGGTTCTGCTCGTGCAGGCGGTCCACCACGCCAGCGCCGATACCGATCACGTCAATCACAATCAGCGCCGGGCGGTTGTGCCCCGCCGCGTCATACTCGGCCTTGACGGCGCCCGCGAGTTGCATCGTGTCGATGTTGCGCCACCGCCGCGGCATCTCGGTGACCACGTTGCCACGGCGCTTGACCAGCACGCTGGCATCCGTGCCGAACCGAGCGACATCCACGCCCCAGATCTCAACCGCGGTCATGTCCAGCGCCACATCGCGCACCATCGCATCGTCCACGAGGCTGGCGGCAATCAGCGTGTCAGCATCGGCAACCGGGAACTCACCCAACACCCTCACCCGGAAGGCGTTGCTGTCCGTGCCGTAGCGCTGCTCGATCTCACGCACGTAGTTCGGCGTCACCCGCCGGCTATCGGCGCTGCTCACCCGCATGGTGAACCAGCGATCCCGCTCCATGACGTGACAGCGCCAGAAGAAGCCACTGCTGCGCGTCGGGTTACCGATCAACAGCGTGATCGCACCAGGGCTAGACATCGAGCCGCCAGCCGCCTCATACACCGCCTCATCGATGCCAGACGCCTCATCAGCAACCAACAGAACATGCGTGCTGTGCAATCCCGCCATCGCCTCGGGCTTGTCCGGCCGGCTGGTCCGCGCCGTGATGAAACACTCCTGATCGGCCTTCAGCGTTATGTGGTCCGAGGTGATATCCCACAACTGCCGCCAGCCCGGTGGCAGGCTGTTGAACCACTTCACCAGTTCCGGCCAGAGCGCATCGAACAATTGCGGTGCGGTGGGTGCCGTCACCGCGACCTTGAACGGCGCCCGCGTGTTGGCGAACCATACCATGCACCACGCCGCCAGCGCCGACTTGCCCACGCCGTGACCTGATCGGATAGCGAGCCGCGTATGACCGCGCGCCACCGCCCGCAGCGCCTCAACCTGCCATGGGTCGGGATCGACATGCAGCACCTCACGCACGAACGCGATGGGCGCCCTCGCATACCGCGACATCGCCACATCGAACGGGTTGGCCGCCCTGGCAATGGCCTCGGCCCAGTCCGGTGGTAGGGTTTCAGCGTGGCTCATGTCTGACCCGTCAGCACCTGCAGAGCGCGCAGCAATTGCTGCTGCTTATCGTCCACCGGCACCCAACTGCGCGGCTCCCATTGAGGCTCTTGATAGAGGTCGTTTACATTGGGGTTTGGCATGGCATAGCCGGGATCGACAGGTGGCTGCGCAACCATGCCTGGATCAGCGTCGGTAATACCGCGCCGTAACCTCCCCATCCGGGTGGTAAAGGTATCCGGCGCCAACGGGCCGAGCAGTCCGCTATAGGGCATCAGCGTGGCTCATGGGTCAAGCAACTCTCGACAATCTTGGTCAGCAGTTGGTTGCGGTAGTCCGCGTTGTGCTGCACGAGGTAAATCAGCGTGCCGAGGAAGGTGACGTTGAGCACCACCAACAGCACCATGGCCGGTGGCAGCACACGAATCAGCTTGTCCGGCAGCGACGCCAGCACACCATGGCTGTCCTCGGTCATCTAGTAACCCGCAGGCGACGCCATCGCCCATTTGCGCCGAGGGTAGCGGCTCGCGTTGGTGCAGCGCTGTAGCTCGCTCAGCAGCCAGTCGTAGCACGCCTGGGCCTGTGGCACGCCGGCCCGCGCAGCCAGTGCCAGCGCACCCAAGGCATAGGACGGATAGGTCAGGTTGAGCGTATCAGGGATGGCGTCCGGGTCGTCATACACGCAGACATCAGGCTGTATGCTGACGTTGAGATCCCAGCAGACGGCCCAATTCGACGCATACGGAGCATCGGACGCGCTGCGCAACGCCATCGCATAGAGTGTCGGGACAGCGCGGGTCCAACCCGATGTACCGTTGGTGCGCGCCATCACGTCGCAGCATTTCCATTCGAGGATGGGCCGCCAGTCCTCGTGGCCCATACCCACGATCCAACCCACAACGGTGGTCAGGAAGTCCTCCTGCCACACCGCCATCCATGTCCCAGCCGGTAGCGGTGGCGAGGCGATGCTGCCAGCGCTGTCGCCGACCAGGGACAGATTCACCGCCGGCTCGACAGCGCTGTTGACATAGCTGCTCATGAACCAGTCACGCTCATCGTCCATGCGGGATTTGAAGATGCCCCGTGGCAGCAGCCACGACGGCACGGTGTCGGGTGTCATCTCTGCCGCTTGGGCCAGCGCACGCAATGTCCAGGCGCAGGCCCGCACACCATTGCCAACATTATATTTGGCCCGCGCGCCTGGCGTGGCCATGACCACGTTATAGACGACGGTGAACTGCATGGCTTCGAGCGCATAGGGATCGCCGGTCAGCAGGAATGGCAGGAAGGCGAAGCTCCCTTCGTGCGCTACGTCCAACGTCACCAGGCCGCCCGGCGGATTGCTGATGAACGGATCGGCCCCGTTTGGGTTGTACATCGTGGCATTGGGATACTGGACCCAGTCCAGCGGGGCGTGGGTGCGATCGTCGCGGAAGTGCAGCGGGATTGTGCCGGCGCCCTCTAGCCACGCCTGCACCGAGGCCCAGGCTGTGTCGGAGCCAGTGCAGAGATATTCCGCCTGCCCCTCGGTAAACAACCCAATGTCATCACGCTCGCCGGTGCCGGGGATATACGGTTGGATACCGGCGAGATCCATCGGCCCGGCGTAGACTCGGGGTATGGATAACGGTATGGCGTCGCCGAACAGCGCTTCGCTGTAGGGCGGCAGCGCGTGGGCGCAGCTATCGGGCTGGTAGATGATCGGCCGCGGCCACGACTGCCAGCGCCAGCGGCAATGCCAGTAGTGCGCCGGCGCCTGCACCACGGCGAGCGTGCTTGGGCCACGCATGATGGTGGCGGTGTAGGCGTCCATATTGGCCGGCTCGCCATCCCACAAGCCACCAAGCTCAAACACCACCTCGTCGCGCTGCACAGCGCCACGATCACGGCGGAACATGACGCGGAACCCCGGCAGATCGGGCAACGTGCAGAGCACACAGCGCTGCACGAAATGCCCGGACGGCTCGTGGTAGTCGCCCAAATCCACGCCCAGCACCTCGTCGTACACGTAGGAAGCGCCGCCGTAGTCGATCCGCACGCACAGGGGCGCGGTGTCCTCGTCCGGCGGTGGTGTGGGTTCTGGTGGCTCTGGTGCGAGCGAGAGCACGGCCGAGATATCGACCACGGCCGGGCCATCAAGCGTGCCAGTGATGCAGATTGTGAGTTGGTTAGTGATGGGATCAGGCACGCGGCCACCCCTTCATACGGTCGATTGCGGATGCGTTACGATATTGCACGATGTTAGCGCCTGAGAATAACTGCATCGCAACGCCATTTTGTCGTTGACATTGCCAGTCTTCAACGCTATTTTGTCGTTATCGAAACCGGAGACAGACAGTGACTTCCACCGACGCTCGCGGGCCTCAGATCACCGCCCGCCCTGGCACTAAACGCCACCTCGCCCAGACCATAGCCCGCGCCAAGTTCTGGGCAATCATCCACTCATCCGAGGCGGCGAAGACCCGCCGCCTTCATGCCCGCATCAACGAAATCACCACCGAGCTTCTCAACATCATGCCGCCCGCCGGCAACGCCTAGGAGTTTGAGCCATGAAAGCCTTCCGCATCTTCCGCAACCACTACCTCTGCGACGCCTGCCCGAACGAATGGAGCGATGAGGCGATGGTTGTAGCGCCGGCATATTGCCCGTGCTGCGATGCCCGCACCGAGCCGTATGACAGCACCGCGCTGCTTGAGGATGTCACCGTAACAGAGGACGCCGAATGACCCCTGCTGAGTTCACCGCGGCGCTCGATGTGCTGGGCTGGTCAAAGCGAGAGCTTGTCCGGCACATCAAGTGCGACACCAACCTGCCACTCGCATGGGAACGCGGCGAAGTTGAGATACCGCCGCGCATTGCATCGTGGCTGTTGAAACTATCATCGTTTCATCTGAAACAACCACCGCCGACCGACTGGCGCGTGCGATAGTTATTCTGTTGGCGTCGGCGCATCTAGCAGGTTGGTTTCCTGCTGCGGCGCAGGCTCAACCTGTCCATCGATGAGTTGCGCCGACATAGCGCGCGCTGCAGCGAGATGCAGGAGAACAACGGATGTAGCTTCGTCGGCCTCGATGCGCTGCGCTGGCTTGCCATAACCACGATCAAGCAGCGCTGTGACCGCGCCTAGGCGGATGCGTGGATCGTCATCGTCGAGCAGTGCGGCAGCGACAGCGATGCAACGCGGACCATGCACGCGAGCGAGTGCTGAAATATCAACCAACGCGGGCGGACGACCATTTGGATTGCCGGATTGCCCAGGCTTCCATGAGCCGCCTGAGCGGCGCTGCGGCATCCGTGCTGAACGATTGCTAGCACTCATCTCCGCCGCGTCGTTTCAGGCTAGTAATTGGTATGGTGATTTCCCGCAACTGGCCGAAGAACATACAGCCAATCCGTGCCAGATCGCCATTGATGCTGACGACAGCCCCGACCATGCCGCTAGCTGCCCCTTTACTGACCACTACAGCCTCGCCTGTGGCGATGAGCGCATGTCCGGCTAGCGGGGTAGCGCGAACCGCCTCGCCGGCCTGTAGCGCCTCGACAAGGCCGCTAGCGAGCATGTGCGGTTTCAGCCCTGCCATGAGCAGCTGTGAGACGCCGGCTGTGGAGCGGATTGGCGCCCAGTGGGAACCTGGCACCACGAACAGATAGCCGCTGAACAGCGGCACTGAGACGCGATGGCGCATTGAGGGCGTTGCGCGGTCGCGGCGCCACGCTGCGGTGAGTGGCAGATACGCGGCATAGCCCTGGCGCTGGAGGTTTGCGAGTGCCCATCGTTCGGCTTGTGGGTGGGTTTGGCAGACGGCCCAACGGCTACCGCACGCGGCGATGTCGTCGCGGTTGTGGGCATCTAGCGACACTGCAACCGTTGCGTCAAGCATCAGTGCAGCAGCGGACCTGCGCGACCGAACAGCTCGGCGGCGATCCAGAACGCGATGGCGGCCCAGCCGAGGTGTGGGCGAGTGAGCACTACGGGCCATGCCGATGCGGCGAGGATGGCGCAGACGAACGCGAACACGAGCAGGATGAGCGAGATCACCACGCACCTCCGCGGAACACGAG